CAACAATCCAAAATTTCCTGGTGTAACATTAACTGTTGCAATTGGTACTGCGGCATCTATAATTCCGTCGCTAATACTTCCTGTTTCATCAAATACACTCATCACAATTTTTTCAATTACACCTAACTGCTTAATTTTAGCAGGAGGAGTTAACCATATAGGCATTGTAAACGTAAGTTCGCCGATATCAATTTCTGTATCAACACCTTGTGGAATAGTTCTTGTGCTAAAATTAACACTTGCTAATTCAATTAAACTTAAACTGGTCCAGTCAATGTAGTTTGATGTGCTTTGTATTTCTAAACTAGGATTGAATAATACCAGCATCTGTTCCATTATTTGTAATTTTTGATCGGTGTTTGTTGACCAAACATCGCATTTCATTTGCAAATTAAATGGTACAGGCATTAATCTTTCTACGGTGTAACCAGGTCCTTGTCCTTCGGTATATTGCTGTGTTGTTTCGTCAAAATCTCTTTCACGCAAATGAATCTTTGAAACATGTGTTGGATTTTGTACTCTATCTCTAGCGTAATCTAATCCTGTAATATAGCAACTTACTCTAGGAGCACTTATAACTTTGTTTTCTGAGTTGTCTCTAATGATATGTGCAACCTGACGTGTTAGATTACCGTAGGTAGCCGGAACTTTTCGTAATGTTCCTGCACTGTCCTTGTAACCGAAGTTACTCATAACACGTATAAACTGTGTTACGAATCTTCTAATCTGTCCATCATAAAAATGTTGCATTACTGTTTAACCTTTGTGTTCTTGTCATTATATCGTCTTGGGTTATTATGTGCCGGAGCATAATAACTTTTACCTTTTTTTGTAACCTTCTTTAGGCCTACAACTTTTTCTGTTCCGTCTATTGGTATACCCCAAAACTCACGCAGTCTCATTAATTATCCGCCTTAGGTTTAAGTGCCTGTGACAATGATTGTTTTTCGTTAACCGTTTTGCCACCAATAGTGTTAGTATTAGTGTTATTAACAAACGTTCCAACCTGACTCTTAGCATTGTCGCTTGTTGCAGGTTCAACACGTAAATTGTCTTCAAATTTAACCCAACGTTTTCCATTGTATCTAAACAATCTGTTAGGAAAATAATCTGTTCTTAGATAAAACTCTCCTTCTGTAGCACTTTGAGGGAATTGAGCACCAAATCCGTATGGTTTTCCGTTTGGTGGAACACCATCTTCTGTAAGATAACCAACATAATAATTTTTTGTTGGTGATTTTAACACAGCACTTGCATTAATTTTGCTTGAATCAGCGGACACATCTGTTTGTGAACCATCTTCGGTTAATACATTTCCTCTATCATCTGTAGGAACAACAAAATATTGTTTAGTTTCATAACCTGCTTTTACAGGAGTATTAGCATCACCTGTGATATCTTCGTTTGCTTGATTGAGAATTGCTTGGTTAATTTGCATTTCTTTTTCATAGGTGCTGAGTACATCTCTAACAGTGCTACCTGTTCCTTCTCCCGAATCCTTGTCAAAAATTTCTTTAAATTCCTGACTATCCATAATAGGTTTACACTTACATCTATACAAATGTGGGTACCAAGTTTGTGAAAATCCTTCTGCACTTCTGTTTACGTCTTCGATTACATAATAGCGTTTTAATGCCACCTTGAAATCATTAAGTGCGTATTCGTCTTTTAAGTGTGGTAATTCTAGGACATCGCCTGGCATGATTTTCCTGCCTAATGCTTCAACACTAGAATTAATATGAAATGTTACAAATATGGTATCATTTTGTAGAAACATTCCAAATTGACTTAGGTCAAAATCCAAATCCTGTACGTTATAGATTCCTCTTATAACATATACATCTTCTGAATATCTGCGATCTCTGTTTTCTAAAAACAGCAAATCTTGAATTTTTGTTTCTGGTATATCATTTGTACCATAGGGTTGACTAGGAGTGCTTTTATCCACTCCAGGATCAACAGGACCTAGATACTTGTGTATGAATACGTCAGTACCGCCGACCTGAAATGCTTCATTAACATTCTTGTCAATAAAGCGATAATCTGCTGATTTCTCCGGTTTGTATAAACTTAATCTGGGCATAGTAATTGTATTTATTGAATAAATATGAGTAACGGAGAAACTGATTACAATGGCTCAACTTACAATAAACACCGGTACAAGTCCAAACGCAGGAAATGGAGACAGTCTTTATACTGCTTTTAACAAGGTCAACACTAATTTTACAGAAGTATACACTAGAATTATAGCACTAGAAGACGGTAGTATTACCACAGATGTAATTGGAGATGTCCGTGGTAGTTTATATGCTGATGATAGTTCAATTTTAGTTGATGCTATAAGCGGAACACACTATGGTGATTTTGTTGGTAATTTAAAAGGCAGTGTGGTTGGTGATGATAGTACACCATTAGTTGACGGTGTTAGTTCATACATAAATCTAAATGGAACTGTAAAAGGAAACATTGTACCTGATACAAACATTGCTTACGATATTGGATCTTCGACCAAAAGATTTAGAGATTTATATCTGTCGGGAAACACAATTACTCTCGGTAATCAAACACTTTCAACAACAGCAACAGGAATTACAAGTTCAGGTACGTTAACAGCAAACACTATTCAGTTAGGCACAGCAACAATTACATCAAGTGGAAGTGGAATACAAATTAGTGGTAATCTTTCTACAGGAAGTGGTGTAACAAAATCTCAAGGATTGGTTGGATTTATTTACGATGCTGGTTCTGTAAGCACATTACATAAGATAGATAAAGCACTGTTTAGTGATGTAATTGTGAGAGATTTAAATGGAGCAGTAGATTCTGTTGCTACAGCAAGTGCTCAAGCAACAACCCATACTTTCTTATCAGGCTATCATATTACAGATACTGGCGGCTCGGCAAGATATAATGATAGAACAGAATACAAAAATTATCTAGACGGTAATCCTGCCATACAATCAAATCCATTTGGTAGTGTAATCAAGGCTGTAACTGATGGTGGCGGAAGTTTAATTGGAGTTGAAGTAGATATACGTGGCGAAAATGCCGGTCCTGGAGACAATCTAACAGTACAGTGTATTAACCCAAGTCAAGAAACTTTATCAATTGATACAACAAACTCAACAGTATTCTATAACAGTCCATCATATTCGACTGCTTGGAACACAGTATTTCAAGATTATGTTGATAGATCAGGACTTGTACTTGACGGATATCTAAGAGATAGCACAGGTCAAGTTCAAGGTTGGACAGGTTACGCAAACGCTAGTTGGAATTCAAGTATTTCTAATGTTGCTAGTACATATCCTTGGCTACAGTACGAAAGAAGAGTTATATTAGAATGGACCGGAGGTTCAGAAACTATAAGTCAAGATAGATTGCTAGACGACGGAACAGTTAATCTTCCTGTAGATGGCAGTGGAAAATTTGCTGGTAATGCTGTAGGAGTTTCTAGTTCTTTGGTACTAAAGGTCCAAGAAAGATCAAAAATAATTGCCTATAGCAAAACATATAGTGGAAGTTTCACAATTGATGGACAAACACTTAATGCTACAGTTTCATTTAATCCGTTACAAAACAATTTTGGTACATTAACTAGTGCTACTATCCAGGGTGGCGGTCCTATTCCAGCAGGAACTTTAAGTGATCTTGTTGATGCTGAAACAAATGGTATTGTATTCAATATAGATGATAACGGAACTGTAACATCAGGTAGTGGAGTTACAGGTACTATGGGAGTGTTCATTTATTTTAATGAACTTGGATTTAAAGTTTTACCTTTGATAGGGAAGTATGAAGACTATCAAGCATCAACGCAAATTGCTGGTAGCAGTAATACAAGCACTGTTTTAACACCAGGGCCAGAACCGATGCCAGATCTATTGGCACTACCTCCTGTGCTAATCGCAAACGGTACACTTGCTGTGGCTGATGGTACTAATTGGGATCCAAACGGCGACGGAACACAAGCATTAATGATTTACTTGAACGGGCAATGGTATAAAGTAAACCTAACTCCGGTTCCATAAGAGGTTAAATAGTTTATATGAGCAACGATTTAGAAAACAAAAAGCAACAGGTTTTTAACTATGTCCGCACCATGCTAGGTGATGGCATGATTGATGTCGAACTTGATCCAAATCATTACGAAGTAGCACTCGAAAAAGCATTGGGCAAATACAGACAACGTGCTGAAAATGCCGTAGAAGAAAGTTATGCTATACTACAATTACAGGAAGATACCAATGATTACATTCTTCCAAACGAAGTAATGGAAGTT